GTTTCCCAGTCACGATCAATAAAAGAACCCGCCTGTAGGCAGCAAAGCGCATGAAGCACGGATGGAGAGACAGCGTGCACGACGTGCTATGGATAAAGCCGGACGCGATGCCAACAAGAATGGCAAAGCTGACAAGCGTGAAGGCAAAGATGTTAGCCACAACAAGATGTTGAGTAGGGGTGGCAGCAACAAAGACGGCGTGCGTGTAGAGAGCAAAAGTGCTAACCGCAGCCGTAATGGACAAAGACCAAGACGTAGATGAGAGAAGAGCTTAGGGGTGTGCTAATGGGCGTGGGTATCGCAGCGTCCATATACCTCCTAGCGTACATAATTTACATATTCAGCTAGGGCCGAGAGACTACACAACCTCTCTCCTGCACGTTGCCCAGTCCGTGTGCCCGAAGACTGGGCCTTTTTTGTGGAGAAAAGATGCAAGTAATAGACAACAAAGCGTTGTTGCTCAGACTACGTGACCCTCAGAAAGTCACGAACGTAATACCAAAGAGTAAGGAACTTTCAGGTAACAGAGTCGTTGTTAACTGGGGCGTCGAAGAAGCCCGTGTACTAAAGAACTTAGGTATAAACGTACCTTCACCGATAAGCACACGATACGATTGGACAGGTAAGCACTCACCGATGAAGCACCAGAAGACAACTTCTGAATTCTTTACTCTTAATCAGCGTGCGTTTTGTTTTAACGAACAAGGAACAGGTAAGACAGCCAGTGCGATATGGGCCGCTGACTACCTGATGAGCAAGGGGTACATACGCCGCGCTCTAGTGGTATGTCCGCTATCTATCATGCAGTCAGCTTGGGGAGACGATCTGTTTACCTTCGCTATGCACCGTACCGTAGATATAGCCTATGGTTCTTCCAAGAAGCGACGAGAGATAATTGAAGCCGGTGCAGAATTCGTAGTCATAAACTACGACGGTGTAGAGATAGTGGCTGATGCCATAGCAGCAGGGGGCTTCGATCTCATTATCGTGGACGAAGCCACACACTATAAGAACCCACAGACCAACAGATGGAAAGCCCTAAACAGGCTACTTAAACCTGATACTTGGTTGTGGCTTATGACCGGCACACCAGCAGCGCAGAGTCCACTGGATGCCTACGGGCTGGCAAAGCTGGTAAACCCGTCCTCTGTACCACGATTCTTTGGTTCGTTCCGTGATCTAGTCATGGTCAAGGTGACCAACTTCAAGTGGGTGCCCAAGGAAACAGCTACAGACACGGTGTTCAATGCTTTACAGCCAGCTATACGGTTCACAAAAGATGAGTGTTTAGACCTACCAGACATGGTGTACGTCAAACGCGAGGTAGAACTGACACGGCAGCAGAACAAATACTACAAAGAACTTAAAAATAAGATGACTATGCAGGCAGCGGGGGAGCAGATAACCGCTGTGAACGCAGCCGTAGGCATGAATAAACTGCTCCAGATCTCAGCCGGTGCTGTATACACAGACGACGGCGAATCTTTGGAGTTCGACATCAAGCACAGATACAAAGTGCTGCGTGAGGTCATAGACGAATCCAGCAAGAAAGTGCTTGTGTTCGTGCCGTTCAAGCACGTTATAGACATTCTGGCGGACAAGCTAACCGCTGATGGTATACCCACTAACATAATTCGTGGTGATGTTTCGGGCGCAAAACGTACCGAGATATTCAAGCAGTTCCAAAGTACGAATACACCGCAGGTGCTGGTTATACAACCGCAGGCAGCAGCGCATGGTGTGACTCTAACCGCTGCAAATACCGTGGTGTGGTGGGGGCCAACCAGCTCTTTGGAAACCTACGCACAGGCTAACGCACGGGTTCACAGGCAAGGGCAGGATCACAAGTGTACCGTGGTACAGCTACAAGGTTCGCTTGTAGAGAAGCGGGTATATGCGTTATTAGATAGTAGAATTGACGTACACACAAAAATGATAGATTTATACAACGAGATCCTTGATTAACGCATTGTTTATAACTATACTGCTTTTCTTGGTATGTGGAGAACCAAAATGGCAGAAGATATTGAAGGTCTTTACCCTAGACTTATACGTACGTTCATAAAAATACGTGACGCACGTAGCGAAGTTAGGGCTGCATGGGAAGAAGAGGACGCTAAGTTGGAAGCGCAACTAAACGTCATAAGGGAAGAGATGCTGGAGTATTTCAAGCGGCCCGAAAACAAGGGCGCTACGAACTTCAGTAGTGCAGAAGGTCAGTTCATAAGAATGACCAAAACTAAATACTTCACAGATGATTGGAGTAGTTTCCATGAGTTTATTGTGGAGGAACAAGTGCCAGAGCTGCTTGAGAAGAGAGTGTCGCAAGGGGCTATGAAGCAGTATTTGGAAGAAAACCCAGACAAACTGCCGAAAGGCTTAAACACAGTGACTGAATACACCATTCAAGTGAGGAAGAAAAAGTGACCGAACCGTATGTCGAAATAGAGAAAATTGCAGACCACTACAAAGTGTCCCTGTCTACTATTCGTGCGTGGATTCGTAATGGGCAGATACCCAGAGACGGGTGTTACATAAAGATAGGTAAGACCTACCGATTCAAACTGTCTGAAGTGGAGAAATCTGTAGCTAGATTAAATTCTGCAACAGCTTCGGGTATTTCTGCAACAGAAACTCAAGATATATCTGGGATAGACTCTGCCGTGGGCGATGTTGTCGCTGATCTTGATGAAGATATGTGATGACCGATGGTGTTTTCAGACGCATAAGTATCAGAAACGGACAGTTCCGCACCGTGGTTCACGGTAAAGAAAGTCTGATTGATTCTGAGATGCTAGATGTGACCATAGTAGATGCAGCCAAGCGAAGTCGTATGTACTACGGCGATGCTTACAATGCTCAAAGCACGGCGGCTCCGATATGTTGGTCACCTGATATGAAATATCCAGACCCAGAAGTACCCGCTGACACTAAACAAGCTACTCGCTGTATGGATTGTCCGCAGAACATCAAGGGGTCAGGTAATGGTAGCTCCCGTGCGTGCAAGTATTCGCAGCGATTAGCTGTGGTTCTTGAAGACAACTCGCAGGAAGTTTACCAGTTGCAGCTACCGGCAAACGCTTTGTTTGGTAGCGCAGAAAGGGGGTGGTTGTCGATGCAAGACTATGCAAAACACCTGCATAAGCATGACACCTCAGTCATAACCGTAGTCACAAGAATTCGTTTTGAGGACGACGGTTATATACCAAAACTTCGGTTTCGCCCTGTGCGGGTGTTGAAGCCCGAAGAACTAGAAACGGCTGTACAGATAGCCCAGCACTCAGATACCGCAAGAGCGTTAACTATGTATAAACCTTTAGAGGAATCTACATCGTCGTTCGAGCAAGTAGACGGGTTTGTGTTTGACGCAGCAAAAAGTAATTAGGAGAACTAACGATGCACATTATTAAAAATGTGACCGCGCACTACCCACACTTGGATCAGCCATATAAGTGGAGTGACGTACAAGGTAAAACTATGCCCTGCAAATACCAAGAAAAAGGGGCAGCGTACGATCTACAGTGGATCATGTCTGGTGGCGAAGCCAAGCAGCTCATGGCAGCTATGGAAGTGGCTTATGAGGAGAAGAAACAAGATGGCTGGCCTGCCAGTATAGAGATCCCATTCAAGAAGCAAGAAAACAAAACGTGGATGCATAAAGCTACGTTGGAAGCAGCTTACAATGGTGAGTTGACCAGCCCACCTAAACAGTTTGACTCAAAGAACAACGAGTTACCTAAAGACTTTAGACTAACTACGGGCAGCACTATCAACGTGCAGGTGAGTATGCACCCTTGGTTTGTAGATGGTGACCATGGTGTTAAGTTACGAGTGCGTCAGGTGCAAGTATTGCAGTATAAGCCAGAGCCTGTACGTGCAGCATTCGATGTAGTCGAAGAGGGCTTCACTATGGAAGATGTTGGCGGTAGTGCGTTTACAGCGGTGTCGAACGACACATTTGAAGAACCCGCAGTTAATCCTGCTCCCAGCGACCCCTTTGCTGACGAAGAACCCGAAGAGCTAGAGGTTGTGGAGGAACCCAAGAAGGCTGTAAAGAAGTCCAAGCCTGCCAAAGCCGAGAAAGAAGCGATAGCCTCAGTCCTTGACGACTGGGACGACTAACCGCTAACAAAAAACCGTGGCTAGTATCTACGAAAAGGGCGTGCCGATGCCCCTGCCACGGTGTCTCTCGGTTTTGAGTAAGCATTATGGATACAAAAACATTCTTACAGAAGGCGTTACGTGGTGACGGTAGGTACTGCCTATTTGCTGCACGAAAGTCAGACTATGCAAAAGACCAGAAGTTCTACGACTCTATAGACGAGCTAGAACAAGCTGCACGCGCATTTGATGCCGATGGGTACGATGTTTATTTTGCGCTTGCTGTGCTAGGCGAAAGTGATAACCGAAAGGTAACCAACGTCAAAACACTTAGCTCGTTCTTTTTAGATCTTGACTGTGGCCCCAGCAAAGACTTTCCAACACAGGCCGATGCGCTCAACGAACTGAAAGAGTTCTGTAAAGCGACAAAGCTACCCAAACCTTTCATCCTTGATTCTGGTCGAGGCGTACACGTTTATTGGTTTCTTACAGAGCCAGTTGCCAGAGACGATTGGATCCCTGTAGCAGGCAAGCTCAAACGCTTGTGTGCAGAATATGAGTTCGCAGCAGACCCAGCAGTGACAGCCGACGCTGCTAGAGTTCTACGCCCAATCGGTACGCACAACCACAAAACTTCACCTCCACCGATCGTGACTGGGAAAC